CGTTGTCTAGTTGTGTTTCGTTTTCATCAACGCCCGTGATTACTTTGACCACAACATTGTTGCTATCTATAAATGCGTAGTGTGCCATTATGCCCAACTCACATTCCCTGTGCCAGCAGTAATCGTGGCACGCTTATAGCCACCAGATGCACCCGACTCTGAACCCGTTAAACCTGCGCCAATAGTAATAGTGAAAGTGTCTGCGTAACGCAAAATCACTACACCGCTACCGCCCGCGCCACCGCTGTTTGGGCCGCCTGTGCCACCTGAACCGCCACCGCCACCACCAAGATTGGCTGTGCCTGCCGTTCCAGCGCCACTAGTCGAATTACCGCCAGCACCACCACCGCCAGCACCGCCAGCACCGTTGCTTGAGTTATTAAACGCCGCACCGCCACCGCCACCAGCATAAGTAACCGATGACCCAGTAATTGAAGTTGCTACGCCTGCACCGCCAGCACCGCCATTTGAATTTGTTGAATTTGCGCCTACCGCACTAGCACCACCACCGCCAGCACCCCAGTTGCCAGCACCAACACTTGAACCGCCTGCATAACCTTGATTTGCTGTGCCACTACCGCCAGCCAAATTTGCAGCACCACCACCACCGCTACCGCCATTACCGCCAACAATGCCGGGCCCGTTTCCGCAAGTGCCACCACCACCACCAGTTGATGTAATTGTCGCAAAAACACTATTTGAACCACTATCACCACGAACAGATGTTGTTTGTGCGCTTGCAGCACCGCCAGCACCAACCGTCACCGTGTAATTTGTTCCCATTGCAAGTTCCAACGCAGACTCAAGTGTGCCACCACCACCCGTAGCCGTAACCGTGCAACGCAAACCGCCAGCACCACCGCCGCCAGCGGCACCAGCGAGATTTTCACGACTACCACCACCAGCACCGCCAGCGACAACCAAATAATCAACGCTTATAGTCGCTGCCGCGCCGACACCAGCCAAAATTTGCATAACTACGCCGACAAATTGCCGACAACAACCCAAGTATCGCTAGCGATCTTGCAACACGTCGCGACCGCATACTGTGCGTTCGTTTTAAGTTTGCTACCAGCGCTTCGAAGCGTCACACCAGCACCAGCGGTAATTGTCACCTGACCTGCACCAAGTTGCATAATGTTTATTTGTGTGCCGATACCGTAAGCAACCGATGAATTTGGTGGAATAGTTAGCGCGATCGCTGACGCGTTATCGCACGTCACAAGTTTGCCGTCGTCACCTAACACCGTTGTATATGTCGTACCCGTTTGGGCGTTAATTGCCACCATAGCGGTTGCAACCGCGTCCAATTCGGCGGCCGTCAAAACCTGCCCTGCTGTGAAATCTTGTCTAGTTGCCATGTGCCCTCACTTTATCCTAATACGTTAGTTGAATTGATGATGCCGTATGTGGCGTCCGAAAGTATTAATTCGTAGACGATCGTTGTTGGTGCGGTGAAATACATGATTGCATGACCGCCACTAACCGTGATCGTATGTTCGATACCTTCAATCGACAATTCTTGTGCCAACTGCGTTGTGCCAGCACCCGACGCAAAAGTTTTTTCAATAGTGATCGTGTCACCGATATCGACTATGGCTACGGTGTCGCGTTGCGCTGTAGTCAATTTGTTTAGGTTTGTGCCGACTGCCGTATAGCGTGCCTCAGGTTCGGGTTCAAGCAAATAAGTTGCCAACGCCAACGCTGCCGTGTCGTTATGCAACAACGAATCGGTGATACTTGTTGTTTGCACAAAATATTTTGCTTGACTGGCTGCGTCGTCAGCAATTTGTTGTGTGCCACTAATGATCGCTACGGCCGCCCGGTTCACAACTTGATCTGCCTCAAACGATATGCCAATTTCGTCGTACGGTATGTTTGTGCCGTCGTCGTGAAAATCGGCAACCGAACCGCTAAGCGTGTTACCGACACGCGATTGAAACGTCAGGTCGCCGTCACGCGACATAAACAACCGACCCTGTTCGGCTGAATTTATTTGTGTGCAATATTGCAACACGTTCGTGCCTGCTGCAACCGTGAACGCCGCCGAACCACCCAAAGTTTGTGTGCCGGTGCTGATGTTGCGTTGCGCTACTGGAAACGCTACCTCAGGCAAATCAAGCACCGCGCTTAAACGCACGCTTGATAATTCCTCGCTAACGTTGTATTCGTCTAAATATGTTTGTGACAACAAATAGAAATCGTCGGCACAATACACGGTCACGGTGTCAATACCACCTAACGCAAAGTTGTAGTCATAGTTGACAATGTAACCGTTAAACAAATATTGTTTTGTGTTCGTGTTGTCGTATCGAGCAAATCTGACATGTCGCATTGGTGCTAAACCGGGTTGCGCCGTTGTCGGGTCATAATACGGGCTGTTTGTATCAAACGGGTTAAACAAACCGCTTGTGTCAAGCATGTTAAACACCATTGTGCCTGCGCTGAACTGGTCGCCTTGATCGCGTCTGCCGCGTTTGACAACAATGTTATTTACACCCGTTGTGACCGTCGCATAATTTGTTGTGCCGTCCAAAACGTATGTTGTGTTGTTCAACACGCCAGCGGTCGCGTCATCAAGTAGAAACGCGTCCTGTATAAATCCTGTGTCGATTTCTAGGCTGTAGTTGCCAGCGCCGACGATTGCTGTGCCAGCCATTACGCGACCTGTATCTGTGCTGGCCCTGCCGACCTGTTGTATGCGCGAATAGCGTTCACTACCGCTTGACCGATTTCGGCGCTAGTCGACAAACCGCCGTTTACGTTCACCGTGATACCGCCAACACCATTATTGCGATTTAACGGCACAACCGCTTCAGGGCCCTTTTCACCGATCATCGCCAACGTGGGCGAATTAACTATGCCACCTTCGGCCAACATAGGTATGTTTGGCACGCTGAAACCTTTGCCACCCAAACCCGGCACCCAATCTGGAAACTTAAACGACAATTTACCTATTGTGTTATTCCATAATTTTGCTATTGCGTTAAATATGTTTTTGTAAATGTTTAATACGCCTTCAAAATAACTTGTCAAAAAATCTAGACTAGTTGTCACACCAATTTTGATTGCGTTAAACACCGTGTTGACTACCGTGCGGACAACCTCGAATTTGTTGTATAGCACGACCAACGCCGCAACGAACGCAACAATAGCCAAAATGACCAGCGCTATCGGGTTTGCTGACATAACAAAATTAAACAACGTTTGCGCCGCTGTGGCAACTTGCGTGGCGATCGTCCATGCTTTAATTGCCACGTTTGCGACAACTATCGCGGCAGCCAAACCGCCAATCACACCAACAATAATCAAAAATAATTTAGTATTTTCCTGCGCCCATTTTGCGACTGGTTGCAAAATTTCTAACAACTTTTGCAACGCCGGCAACAACGCCGCGCCAATCGACTCCTTTGTTTCGTCCATAGCAATTTTCATCGACTTCATACGACCCTCGTATGATTGCGCCGCAACGTCGGCCGCGCCACCAAACGACACCGACAACGCATTAGTAATATCGTCCAACGTCGACGATGAGTCAATGACGCCTTTAAGCGACGGATCAAGTTTTGTTAGCGCCGCAGTTTGACCGTTCGCCGCTTTACCCAACGCCATAGTGACTGTCTCTAAATCTTTGCCTGTTGCCGCCGCAATATCGAGCGCCGTGTTCATCAAGTTTTGTGCAACCTCAACCGAACCAGTTGACCGCACAAGGTTCGCCATCGCTGGACGCAACTCGTCATCGGTCACCGCTTTAGCCATAGACAACGAACTAATGAACTTCTCGTTTTGTGCGATCACATCATCGGTTGCCATAGCGCTTGTGCGCAACTGTTGGGCCAACAAATCTTGTGCTTTCTGATCTTCGACCGCTGCTTTTGTCGCTAAACCTAAACCTGTTGCCAAACCACCCAACACCGCGACCGCAGGCAACATTGCTTTTTTGAGTGCGAACGCAGATTTTGCGCCAGCGCCTTCAAGTTGCTGAAACTCGGCCATAGCCTTCTTAAGACCTTTGCCGTCAAACTCCGTGACAATGGGTATAGATACGGCCATTACTGCAATTCCTTTTGTACTCGTTGCATAAGACGATCAATCAATGTTTGCATTTCGCCTTCAACTTGATGTTTGTTGCGTTCCCATGCTGGCCAAACAAACCGTGACGCGGTGCCGTATCGAGCCGACAACGATTGCACCATTTGACCGCCCTGTTGGGTTGGTACTTTGCCTTTGCCTGACATGTCGATAAGCGCGGCGCTCGGCCCTGTGTAACGCACAAAGAACGTTGCAAGGTTTGTTGACGCGCCTCGATATTCGCGCACTTTTTTGCCTGACACACCTGATGCAACTTTGTTTTGTTTGTCGGTGTACGGAAACATTTGAAAACCTGATGCGGTAGTCCATTTGCGTGACATGCCTGACAACGGTGCCGAACGTGGCAACTTTGCTTTAATGTCGTTTGTGACTGGTGCGGTGATTTGTTTGAAATCCTTTGTCAGGTCGCGGCGCGCCTGTTTATCAATACTGTTCAACACTCGTAGAGCGTCTTTGACGCCAACAACGGTGGTTGATGCGCTAATTGAATCGGTCATGATTTTGCTTTGCGGTCTTTGTTGATCAGTTCGATGACAGTGTTCATGTCATCGATTTCAAACGATATTTCGTGGGGCCAAAATCCTGTTGCCACAAGTATCTGCGCTAATCCGTAGCGGTATGAACCGCGTCTACTTTTGGGTCGTTAACCTGCTTTGGCAGACACGACTTCAATGATTTTAGATAATCGTCAAATATTGCTGGCACCGTGATACCTGACATTTTTGATGCCTCATACGCCAAATATGCTAAATCCTCTTGACCGATTGACGACCCAAGTTCTGATGCTTTGCGTTTGTATTTGCGTTCCCATAACACGGTGCAAAACAATGTTGTTTCGACTGTGACGGGTTCGCGTCCGTCCATGAACTCGACTTCTAAATTTAATTGCATACGTTGTTCCTCTCGGTTGGTCTTGCGTTGTTAGTTTTCAGCGGCCAATGCCGCGCGATCATGAGACCGCTTTAGTGAGCACGCCACCAGTGAACGTAAGCGTGATAGTTGACAGTTCACCCAATGATGCGTTGATTGGTGTGTGCGACTCAAGGTATGCGCCAGTCAGCGTGTAGATCGGATTTGTTGCCGACGCAACACCTGACGCAGGTGCGATCACAATATTTGTCGTGATACCGACCAAACCATAAATTGTTGCTTCGGTTTCTGATGCCGCGTATGACTGATACAACTCGACTTCAACGCTGTTGTTTTGCAACGATGTCACCGCCGCGCCACCGTATTTGCGTGCCGTGTCACCGAACGCCGTTGTCTCCAACTGCTCGTACACGTAGTTGACGGTTGCCGATGTGCATTGGTCCGTGAGCGCAACGCTGTTAATTGTGACTGTCGGGTTTGATAGGTAGACACTGGTAGCCATGTTGTTAGTCCTCTGTTTCTATGTTCTTAGTTTTAGCAGATTTGCGTGCGCTCTGTGTGGATATATGGCCGCCTTCAATCAGGGCATCAATGTTGGCGCCGTCAAGATCGTTGCCGTCAATGACATCGCCCGGCTCGTATCCGACCAGCCTGTTTGATGTGACCACATATTTTGCCATATTGATATCTTACGCTGTTTGTGCCTGCACGTTGGCGGTTACTTCGTATGACGGATATTCGACACCGCCGATAAGTGTGCTCGTCGGTCGGCCGTCAGTGACCGCAATGTTGGCTGCCAACACTTTAGACATGATGTTTAACAGCGAGCGTTGCGCGTCCAAGTTGGCTGGCCCAAGTGTCACAATTTTGACGGGGAACATCAGTTTGACGATGTTGTAATTCCATGCGTCAAACGACGGTGCATCAATAAACACACATGGCGGTTGCATGTTGCGTGGGTCGTTCACAACCGCTGGCATGCCCGTAACGGCCACCAGCGTCGCCGTCAAATCGTCCAGCGCTTCATTAAACAAATCGGTGAACGCGACAGGCATTAGGCGACCTGCGGTCTGTCAACACCCAACAACTGTTTAACCAACGGTGATAAACCGTTTGTCGAGCCTGTCGACATGCCGTCAAATGACGCAAAATCGGTGATCGAGCCACGCTGACGATACAACGCGCCACCATACATCGTCGTACCGAGTTTGACATCTTGGCTGGGCACGGTTGACAGGCTGTCAAAATATCCGACTTCTTGTCTGCGACGATACGCAAACGAATTCGCTGCAGCCGCACAAATTGTCAAAAATGTTGTATCGCCAGCGGTCGCCGTACCAATACCTATCCAATCCTCGATGTCGGTTGCCGTTATCCATGTGCATGTCTGTGTGTAGGTGACGGTGCCGGTGTAGATCGCGACGAACTCGACGTCGCTACCTGTGCAAGCAAACAAAATTTGGTTTGGTATCGCGACGTTTGTGTTGTATAGAAATTCGCCTGTTTCACCGTCAATGCCAGTAAACAAATATTGTGGGCACGCCAACACGGTGAACGAACCGTTGAACGGTGCACCCAACGACCCGACCGTTACCGATTCACCGACAACTATTTCAGTTGATTCAAGTGTCGATATGCAGGCGTAGTTATCTAATAATTGTTTACTTGCTGTGTTGTAAGTAGCCATAGCGGTTATGCCGCCAAACTACTAGGCAATGACGATTGATTGAATGAATGACGACTTGGCGACAAACGTTGCAAAGTAGCCGTAGTAACTGAACGTGCGGCTAAGTGTCGACGGTACTTCAACCGACAAAATGCCTTTCTGCTGTTCGTAAACCTCGAAGCCCGGTGCGTAGACAACAAGCATTGTGCTTGCAGCAAAGTTGTTGTCGACTACAAGTTGCAAACCGAGTGGGTTCATCGCGTTGTAAGTCAGGTTGCCTGACGCTGTGCCGAGACCGTTTTGTTGAACAAAGTTTTGGCCGTTCACTGCTGGGAACAGTGGGCGCTTGCTTGCGTCCAACTGTGAACCAAGTTTCTCCCAAACGTCTGGCGACACAAACAAATGTGTCGGGAAATAGTTGCTGTCCTCAGCGATTTCGCGTGCCGCATCAAACAACGAATTGACAAGCGTTGTTGGGTCGGCTGCGGTAACTGTCCATGTCGAACCTGACGCAGTTTTGCCAGCGACCATGTTGTCGGCGGCAATGTTGTCGGTTGCGATCAAGTATTCGCCAGCCAAGTCGTTCAAAATTAAATTCATTGCGGCTGGATCAGTAAAGTCCATGTCTTGCACCGACAAAGTGACTTGACCTGCAACGGTTGTTTTTGTAACAACGTTTGATGCGATCACCATTGTTGTTGCTGACGCGGCTGCACCTTCGGTTTGTGTTGCTGCGCTTGTGTGCGTGGTGATCGTTGGTCGAATAAATGTTTTGCTTGGTGTGTTTGGCATTGAGCGTGCACCCAATGCTGTGACAACTGGTCGCACAAAGTTAAGGTCTTGGAATAGTGGCCCGAGTACTGGTACTGGCAACAGACCGGGTGTGTCGGTTGTGAGTACGTCGCCTGCGGCTGCTTGCAACGCGCTATGACGTTTGCGGTTAGCGAACTGGAACGCTTCGTTGACTTTGCGGAACGTGTCGCCACCGATGTGCATTGCTGCAAGGTATTCGCCTGCTGATGGCATCGCGAATTCGCGTGTTGGTTGCGCCCAAAGTTTGTCGACGGTTGATTGTGCCGCTTCGACTACTGGTGTTTCTGTTACTTCGCTCATGTTGGTGTCCTTCGTTGTCTGTTGTTCTGATTGTATAGCAGGTTCTGTGTCTGTTTCGTGGATACTCTCGTCGGGTACGCTCGCGGCGACTCGCTCGATGATCGCACCGCTGAACGCGCCTTGACTGACCAGTGATAGTTCTGTCCAATCGGCTGCTTCAACGATCATGGTGCCGTCGTCGTCGTAACTGAATTTTGTTGGGTTCACACCGACCGATACGGCGTCAATAACACCGTCATTTGCCAGTATCAGCGCTTCGTCGCCTAGCCGTGTGGCGCTAATTTTGGCTGTGAACATCATGCCTTGTGGTGTGTCTACGCGTTCAACGACTTTGCCGACGATCTGTGCCGAATCGTGTTGCATAAATAGTTTCGGGTCGCGACCCGTGACTGGTAGCGACCCTTGCAAAAATCGTACCTTAGTGCCGTCTGAAACTGTGGCTGTTTCGTCGTATGTGACGGCTACACCACTAATAGATCGGCGTGGCAGACCGTCTGCCGCCGCCGCATCTACTGTGATTAGTTGGGGAATTAACTTAATCATGTTGGTGATACTACACTTTCTGTTTCGGTTGTTTCACGCATCTCATCTAGCGAGTATTCGCCAGTCAAATATTGTTCTACGTCAAATTCGACATAGGTGCCGTTTGGTAGCACGTTGTTTTGGCTGAGTGTGCCAGCGATGCAATCGGCGTAGGCGCGCACTCCGAACGTCCACAAATCCATGCGTGATTCGGCGCTCGACTGATACGAATATGAACCGACTGATATGCCTGCAAGGTATGGCGGAATATTGCACAGTCGTGCCATCTCCATTGCCTGAAATTCTGCCGAGTCAATCAGCAACATTTTGTCGGGCGATGTCAATGTTTCGGTGTATGACACAAATTCGTTGAGCGCTGCGGTTTGGTTTGTTTCGCGTGCCGCGTTGAACGCCGCCGCAAGATCAGCCAACTCTTGTGCGCTTAACGGTTCGCCGCCTGTTTGTCGCAAAATGCCTGCAGGTATTGCACTTGATGAGTTGCGATAACGTGCCGCTTCAAGTTTCAACGCTGTTGCTACCGCCTGCTCAGACATGTAAATAATGCCCTGTATCGGGGACAAAAATTGTATGACATCGGCTGGGTCTAGTTCGGCGCCTTGAAACATGATTTGTTTTGACGGCGCAAACCACACTGGCCCTGACTGATCTAATGTTTGTACCATTGCAGCAGGTATTCGAGTGTACGACGCAGGGTAACCGTCGGCGGTTCTTGATGTCACATACCAAAATGCGCGACCAAAAAAGAACAGGTCGTCAAATGTCCAAGACAAAATAAAATTGTTTGGCAACGTCGGGTCAATGCGACGCAACCAGGTACGCGGCGCCAAAGGCATTTTCTCCATCTCGCTACCGTTCCACATCTCGGTATACATTTTGAGTTGCATACAACCGATGACGCTCGCCATAAGATCGCGCGCACGACTAATCGTCGGCACACTCATCGCACGATTACGTGCCGGGCCCTCAATGTACGAATAATATTGGCCGATCATTTGTGCGCCACCGTTATTGACGCTGTTCGTGTAATAACTTGCGCCACCAGCAGCAGCCGCTTTAGTTGGTTGCGGTGATATCGCTGCTTTGTTTACGGTGCGGTTAAATAATGCCATGCGCCAAGTATGCCACCAAAACAAATGTGCGGTGTGTATAGGTAGCCGCCGAACCGTAACCGAGAAAGTAAGGCGACCGACGGCTACCCGTGCGCAATGCTAGTTGCCAGCCACAACGATCATCGGTTTACCTGTCGCAGTGGGTCGACTGGCGAGCGCCGCCGACCAAACCAAACATCGAGCCAACTCAATCGGGCCAGGTGAACGTTGACTGCTGAGCGCAATACTGTTTTGTGACCTGACCGCAACGGCGCGTTGGACGTGTTCTGCGAGCATGGTTTCGCCTGTGTGCCACAACAATTTCTCGTGAATCATTGACCGTATTCGTGGCGTAAATTTAAGTATTTCAGCGTAACCGACAACGATGCGGCGACGCTCTAACGCGGTCGGCCAATGCAAATCTATTGACGGCGATATCGCAAATTTGACGGTCTGATCTTTGGCTAATTGGTTGACTTCGTGCAACATTTGATCGTATGTGTCTGTTACGAACGCGACTGTCACTATTGTGCGCCGATCTTGCAGGACGACCGATCTGACACCGAAATAGCGTTCGTCGGTCAACGATGATTCAATCGCGACGATACCGCCGACAGGCATCGGGTCTTTGTATTCAAGTTCTGTCCAAATGCCCGGCTGTATCCACGACTTATCGCTAGCCACCCAAAGATTGCATGACGCCCGTAGAAACGATATGCGGTCAGGGTTTTCGGATTCGGCTGCAATAGTTTTCATATCCAATGTCGTGCCTAGCGCTGGGTTCGCGTATGGCCATGCCTCAGGGTTCATCGGTGACAGATCTGGTGGCGGTGACCACTCCGCGAAATAAAGTGTTGACGGCTCATTTTTGTCAATCTGTCGCAAACCCTGTTCACGCCAACGCAACATCGCAGTCGATGCCTCTGTACCAGCCGTAGACCACATGCTTAATAACGGTGATCGTTGTGCCCGTTGCGCAGGCAACAAACCCCCGTCTACGACTTCGCGGTTAATATCCCAACACTCGTCAGCGACGATCAGGCTGGCTGACATGCCGTGACCGACAGAATTGTTGGCGGCTCGAATAAACCATCGCGAACCGTCAGGCAAAGTAACACTATTGCGCCCATAACTAGACATCAATTTGGCGTCAAAATGTTTCTGCAAAATCGGCGCCAAATAGTCATACAACATCACCGCCAAATCCAACCGATGAGCCGTTGACAACACCGTTTGCGGTTTCTCACGCACACCCGACATCGTCGTCAACCACCAACCAACCAACGCAGCCAGCGCAACCGTTTTACCGTTCTGCCGGGCAGTCGACACTAACGAATACCGGTGCAACAAATCACCAGCATCATCAAACGCCAACTGGCCGTCTAAAACACGCACCTGCCAATCCATAAGCGTCATACCTAAATATTGGGCAGACCATTCAGCGACCTCACACCCGAACGAACCAGCACGATCAGCCACCAAAGTTTCTAATCTCGGCTGAGCATGGCCAATCAGCGCCAGTTCAGGCTGGTCATTGGTGATAGAGAAGGA